TTTTGTAATCCGGTGTGGTCATCTCTGAATTATACGCTCCTACTCTTCTGACTTCCAGAAAATAAACCTCTGTTTCTGGCTATTCTGCACCTCACGAAAGGATCAATCCATGCAAAGACGTCAACTACTAAAACTCGCCCCGCTCGCGGCTCTTGCCGCAACCTCAATGAACGTTAACGGCGTTGAGTTCAAGGAATACGAACTGCAGAAAGACAAGAAATATCTCTTCGTTTTCGGAAGTGAGCACGTAACCGCCGAGCAGATCGAGACGTTCTCAAAAGCCGCAAAGGGATGCGGCATTGACGGCATGATGGTCGCGGGCGATGCCGACCTAAAGATTTATGAACTCGAAGCAAAGCGCGAAGCGAAGTAGATGGCCGAAACCCTGCAAGAAGTAAACAGTCCTGCATATATAAATGCTTCCACGGCACGGCAAGCTAAGTCGCTGATCATTATTCGTGACCTCGACGGCGGCACAGAGCGATTACGTGAGTGCGGTGCTACCTACCTCCCAATGGAGGCAGGGGAGTCTATTACGGCCTACGGCGTCCGTCTGAAACGCTCACTACTGTTCAACACCTTCGTAAAAGTGCGCGAAGGGCTGATCGGAATGGCTCTCAAGAAGAACCCCGAACTTGAGTCAGACGTACCAACGCTAATCAAAACACAGGTTGAAGACATAGATCTTGCGGGTACCCACTTAGATGTGTTCTGCAAAGAACTGTTTCGAGATGTTATCCAGGATGGTCACGCCCACCTACTCATCGACATGCAGCCGCCCTTGCCTGCAGGCTCAACTCGCGCAGATGAAATCGCCTCAGGCCGTCGACCGTATTGGGTGAAGTATAAAAAGGATCAAGCGATCAACTGGGCTTCAGATCGAATCAAGGGTGAAACCGTCCTCACCCAAATTACCTTTCAGGAATGCGCCGCCGAAAGAGACGGAAAGTACGGCGAGAAGGAAATCACCCGCTATCGCGTGCTCTCGCTTCAGGTGATTGCAGAAAAGACGTTAACCAGTCCCGCGATCTATGGCCCGATGGAATGGGAGCTATACGAGAAGCGAAAAGTCGGCGACAACGAGCAACTGGTCAGGACCGGCGGCGAAGTAACCGCGCTCTCCCGTATTCCGGTGGTAACGATTTACTCGCGTCGCAAAGCGTTCATGGAGTCCGATCCTCCACTTCTTGATCTTGCATACCTGAATATCGGGCACTGGCAACAATGGAGTGATCTGAATTGTCAGATCAGGATGCTGGTCCCGATCCTGCACATTAAGGGCGAACTACTTGATCAGCCCGCGCCGGCAGAGAGTGCGGCGCCGCAAAAGGTACAAATCGGACCGGGCGTTGCTGTACGAACCGACAAGGATGGAGACGTTAAGTACGTAGCTGCTGATCCAGACGCCACAGAAGCATTACGCAAGGCTTTGATGGATCTTGAACAGCGCATGTCAGCAGTTGGTCTATCAATCATCGCGGCCAAAGACGATAAAGAAGTAACGCTCGGCGAGAAGCAGATGGATCAGGATGAGCGGATGTCCGAACTCGCCTCATGGCTACGCAATCTTAAAGACGGCATCGAGGCGGGATTTCAGATCCACGCGAGTTATCTGAACTTAAAAGATGGCGGCTCGATCATTCTTGGCTTTGATGAAGTCGATCCAGAAGCAGTAACAGCGATCGATGCGCCGAAGGGAACGGCGGGGCAGCAAATGCCGGGAGTGATGAATGGAGGCGTGCAGTGAGGCCTCGCAAGCCTGTAGCTAAGCCGCTTGTCGCATTTCGCGTGTATCCAGAAAACCGCTTTCTCTATGCTGTAGTGAATATCTGGCCGACGAAAAAGGCCATGTACCAGCACAAGCCGTTAGGGCGGAACCACGAAGCCTCGTGCTCGGGAATCACGCGCATCGTTGTGGCTCCGCGTGGCAGTAAGACGAGACAGCGAAAGCGGGGCGAGTTTGCTGAGATAAACTTTTACCGTGGCGCACTTGGTGTTGGCGTTGTGTCGCACGAGTTCACGCACGCAACGTTCTGTTGGGCAGAGCGTCGCAAGCTAAAGCGCATCGCGGAAGAGGAAGAGCGCGGCATGGCAGTCAAAGGCGGCGAAGCGTTACTACCGCTAGATGGCGTTGAGGAGCGGTTTTGCTATGCCCTCGGGGAAATGTGCCGCCAATTCACGCTGAAGTGTTACGAGCTCGACCTGTACAAAGGATTTGCTGTAGTTGCCAAATGATCCATGTCGCGCCGAATCATCATCATTGGAGGCCCGCGAGTTGGTAAGACAACTCTATCTGGCAAGCTAATAGATGAGTTTGGAATCTCGACCCTACATACAAGCCAAGAACTTGAACGACTTTTCCCTGCCAATCAGAGCAACGGCGGGAATTGGAGTAAATCAAGCGAGCACGCCTCGAAGTGGTTTGACGAACCCGGCGACTGGATATGTGAAGGCGTGCAGATGGCGCGAGCACTCAGGAAATGGCTGAAAGCAAATCCAGGGAAGACTCTTGACGCTGACATACTGACTCTGCATCACCCCTTCGAGGTTAGATTGCCCGGTCAAGAGTCAATGACCAAAGGGGTGTTCACAGTCTTTCATGAGATCCAGGGCGAGTTACTGAAGCGCGGCGCGCGTGTTCACAAACTTAAAGATCCGGAAAGTGCTATAGCTATTTTCCAAGTCAGCGATGCTGATAAAACTGAAGAAAGGCAGGCGATGCCTGTGCCACTAAAGCGAAAGCTAACAAAAGAAGAGTTTGACAAATTGAGCGATGCTCAGAAAGAACTCTACGTTGATCCCGGTAACAACGGAAATTATGTGCTTGATGCCGAGCCGGACGAGGACACGGAACCGCTAAAGGCTGCTTTTGAGCGCGAGAAGGCAGCGGCAGCGGCTGCTAAGAAGCTCGCGGATGATCTCGCAGCCAAGTACAAGGACACCGATCCGGAAGAGTACAAGCGGTTGAAGGCGGCTGCTGATGAGGCTGCCCGCAACGGGAAAAAGGAAGAGGGCGACTGGGAAGGCTGGAAGAAAACGTTTTTGGATGAAAAGGCGACTAGCGACGCTGCACTCAAAGAAGAAATCCGCAAGCGAGACGAGCGGATCCAAACCTTTCTCCTTGATAACCGAATCGCACAGGCGGCCCTCGAGGGTGGTGTGCGAAAGAAACTTGTGCCGCACGTGGTTAGAAACACTAAAGGCTCGTTCAGGCTTGATGCGCAGGAGAATATCGAAGTGCTGGACGATAGCGGCAATCCGATTAACGTCACCATCGAAGCCTTTTTCAAAGACAAATACGCTCAGGACTTTCCAGAGTACTACGAACCCACAGGGAACGGTGGAAGCGGTGCTTCCAATAACGGTAGCAATGGTTCACGGGGCGGTGCTCGCGTGATCTCAGTAACAGATCAAGCCGCGCTCAACGGGAATCTTGCTGACATCGCCTCAGGTAAGGCCGTTGTTCAGTAATGCCGATTGAGTAAACCAAAGAACTCTTAATCGAGGATTAAAGACAAATGGCCAATACTATTACCTCCATCATGCCGAAGATTCTTGCAGCCGCCTTGCTGGCACTGCGAGAACAGGCGGTTATGCCCCGCCTGGTGAACTTCAATTGGGGCACTGAAACCGCAAAGAAAGGCTCAACCATTGACGTTCCGTTGCCGGCCGCGCAGGCCGTCTCAGACGTGGCGCCCGCGGCGGTCCCTCCAACCCAAACAGACCACGCTCCGACCACCGTTCAGCTCGTACTGGACAAGTGGAAAAAGAGCAACTTCTACCTGACTGACAAAGAGATTGGCGAGATTGACCCGCAAGCGGCGTTCTACCCGATGCAGGTCAGTGAAGCCGTTCGTCAACTTGCGAATCAGGTGAACTCCGATACCTTCGCGCTGTACAAGGACATCTACGGATATACAGGAACTGCTGGCACAACTCCGTTCGCGATCGGCTCGGGCAGCTTCCCGAACTCACCCACGGATGCGGTTAATCTTCGCAAGGTGCTCAACAAGCAACTAGCACCGCCCGACAGTCGCCGCGCCGTACTAAGTCTTGACGCTGAAGCCAACGCGCTTGCGCTTCCCGCCTTCGCCAACTTCGAGCAGACAGGCGATCAGGCGGTAA